GAAGATGTTACAGTTCTACAAGCACAGAAACAATATGATTTACAAGTAGTAGAAAAATCTATTGCTAAATTAGAAGAGAGAATGTCTTACGCATTCTTATTACACACAGCAATACAAAGAGATGCTGAAAGAGTAACAGCACAAGAGATTAGATACATGGCTGAACAATTAGAAACAGCTATGGGTGGTATATATTCATTATTATCACAAGAGTTCCAACTTCCATTAGTAGCAATACTTATGAAAAGAATGGAACAAAGTAATGAAATTCCAACATTACCTAAAGGAACAGTACAGCCTACAATTATTACAGGTATTGAAGCATTAGGTAGAGGAAATGATTTACAAAAATTAAGAGAATTTGTTGCAGAGATAGGAAATCTTGCACAGATAAATCCGCAAGTTGTTCAGGCTTTAAATCCTGATGATTTAATTAAAAGAATAGCTATTGGTCTAGGAATAGATACTGATGGTCTTCTTAAATCACCAGAACAATTAGCCCAAGAAGCGGAAGCACAAGCTGAACAAGCAGAGCAACAACAAGTTATGCAAATGGCAGAGAAGGCGGTTGCACCAGTTGCAAATAATTTATCTAAACCGCAATAATAAGGAAACACAATGGTAGAACAAGTAATAGTAAATAAAGAAGAAGAAACTACTAGCGAAAAGCCAGTAGAGGAGCAGTCTACACAAAGTAAACCTGAAGGCTTACCTGAAAAATTCAACAGTGTTGAAGATTTAGCAAAGTCATATTCAGAGTTAGAAAAGAAACTTGGTGAACAAACTCCTAAAGAAGTAGACCCTTCAAGTCAGGCTACTTTAAAAGAAGATGCACCTAAAGAGCAAAAAGGTGAATTAGATATTGCTGAAAAAGCAGTTGAGAGTGCAGGTTTAAATATGGAAAATCTGTCAAATGAGTATGCTGAAAAAGGTGAGTTAGATACTAAATCTTATGAGGCATTAGAAAAAGCAGGAATACCTAAAGATTACGTTGACCAATTTATTGAAGGTCAAAAAGCAATCGGTGAAAAACAAACTAATACTGTTAAAGAATTAGTTGGTGGTAATGATGCTTATTCTGAAATGGCAAACTGGGCGGCTGATAATTTAACAGACGCAGAGAAAAACGCTTACAACACAGCAGTTAATTCTAAAGATTTAGAAACTGCAAAATTAGCAGTAGTAGGATTAAAAGCAAAATTTGAAAAAGCTAATGGTTCAGAACCTACTTTATTAGAAGGTCAATCTGCTCCATCAGGAGAAGCAGGTTATAAATCTTGGGCTGAAGTTACTAGAGCAATGTCTGATGATAGATACCAAAAAGACCCTGCTTATCAAGCGGCAGTCAAAGACAAACTTTCTAAATCGGAGTTATAATATGTGGTTACTAGCATTAAGAAAATTATATGATGCAGAGGTTGCCGAAAGTACAGCAATCATTGACACATTTTTACAAAATTCTGTTGGCGTAGCTGACCATGATAAATTTATTAAAACTTTAAAAACACATTTTGATAAATTAGTTCATTCTAAATTAGCTATATCTGAAATAGATAAACTAACAGAAGCGTCCATGAAAAAGGACAAAGACAAAAAATAGTTGTGCAACGCTTATGCGTGGCAACTGCCAATACAATTTAGCCAAATAACTTGACCTACTGCGGTAGACAATCTTGACTAAATAACTGAATTGAAGAGGCTTTTATTAACAATAACAAAAAGGAGACACTAACATGTCAAACGCAAGTCCAGTTAAATTCGGAAATGCTAATAGTGGTGGAACTCGTGATGACGCATTGTTTTTAAAAGTATTCGCAGGTGAAGTAATTACTTCATTTGATAGAGCTTCAAAAACAGCAGGTGCAGATATGGTAAGAAGTATCTCATCTGGTAAGTCAGCAACTTTTCCTGTTATGGGAAGAATTGCGGCTGAATATCACGCAGTTGGAGCTGAAATATTAGGTTCTGCAGTTAACTCAAACGAAAAGGTTATTACAATTAATGACCTTTTAATATCTTCAGTATTTATAAGTAATATTGAAGAAGCTAAATCGCATTGGGACGTTAGAAGTGCATACTCTACTGAAATGGGTAGAGCTTTATCTTTCCAAAAAGATAAACACATCTTACAAACAATCGGTCTAGCATCACTAGCTTCTGCTAGTGTTACAGGCGGAGACGCTACAACTAACGTAGTAAACACAGGCATTGCTTCTGCTACAGATGCAACTGCGGCTAATGCAATGATTGATGCAATCTTTGCGGCGGCTAAAGAGCTTGATGCAAACTACGTTCCTTCAGAAGGCAGAAAATGCTTTATGAGACTAGAAGAATACTACAAATTAGCGAATGCTACTAATGCAGTCAATGTTGACTTCACAGGTGGTGCTAATGGTGGTGTGGCTTCTGGAAAAGTGATGAAAATTGCAGGTATTGAATTAGTACCTGTTCCTCACTTTGTAGACAGTAACGTAACAGCAGTACCAGATAAAGGTTCAGCAACTAATGGGGGTTCATTCCCACAAACTGTTAACCTTTCTAACTTTGTTGCTCTTGTATCTCACCCTTCAGCAGTAGGAACTGTTAAGCTAATGGATTTAGCTGTTGAAAAGGAATACGACATAAGAAGACAAGGTACGTTAATGGTAGCTAAATACAGCATGGGTCATGGTGTATTAAGACCAGAAGCGGCAGTCGGTATTAAAGAAGCGGCGTAATAATACGCTTTTACTTACATAGGGCGGTGAAATATCCGCCCTGTGTTTAATCAAAATTTACACAAAGGCACAGATGACAACACAAATCACACCAACAAGTGAGCTACAAGCTGTAAATATAATGCTTTCTACAATAGGGGAAGCACCAGTAAATAGTATCACAGGTACTACTACAGTTGATGTAGGTACAGCAAAAAATATTTTAAATGAAACATCTATGTCCATTCAATCACAAGGGTGGAATTTTAACACACATGTTAACTACTCATCTTTAACTTTAGATAGTAATAATAAAGTTCCCCTACCTTCAAACTGCGTTAAAGTAGACGCAAATTCCCAACACAGATATTTAAACTACACATTAAGAGATGGATTTCTATATGATATGGAAAACCATACAGATGTATTTGCTTCTGCACCTTCTTCAGTTGATATGGTTTTAGTACAACAATTTGAACATTTACCAGAATACGCTAGACAATATATTACAATGAAAGCGGCTAGAAGATTTGCGGCTAGATTTGTTGGAGATAAAGAAATTACACAATTAATTGGTCAAGATGAACAAGAAGCATTAATGGCTTTTCATCAAGCAGATAGCCAAGAGAGTGATGTCAACATACTAGAAGGTGATAGTAATACATTTTCTATAATACACAGACCTACTAGAAGGAATTATTAACTATGGGTGCAGTTGTTTCCCAGTCTATTCCTAACTTTTTGAATGGAATGTCTCAACAGACACCTACTCAAAGAGGATTAAATCAAGGAGCAGACCAAGTTAATTTACAAAATGGATTAGTAGATGGTTTATCTAAAAGACCATCTTTAGAATATGTAGCAACAGTAGATGCTTCAAACATATATTCTAATAAAACAAAATTTTGGAATATACAAAGAGATGACGCTAACCAATACATTGTAGCATTATATAATGGTGGTATTAAAGTATTTGATTTAGCAGGTAATTCAAAAACAGTTACTATACAAAGTGGTTCAAGTTATTTAACTTCAACTAATCCTAAAGAACATTTTAAATTAGTAAACATTGCTGATTATACTTTTATAGCAAATACACAAACTACTGTAACTGCTGACAGCACAACGTCTGCGGCTAAAGTAGAAGAATTTTTAATTGTTTGTAAATTAACAAACTATGGTAGGGAATATAAAGTAGCATTAAATCACCCTAACATGTCCTATGAACATGAAGTAGTGTTTCAACTACCTTCAGGTAATGATGCTTCTACAGATAGTAAATTTAGAGATACAAACAAAATTACAGATATATTATTAAATGGTACATCTAGTTCACACTGGGATAGCTCGGCTGATGGTATTGGATTTAAAACTATTAGAACAGATACAGGTGCAACTTTATCTAGTTCACAAGGATTAGCAAACTATTCAGGTATATCATCTCATTTTACATTTGAAGCATTTGATAGTGTTATTTATGGAAAACCTACAGGTACAGTTTCATCACCAAACACACTAGCTGATTATACAATAAGTTCATCAGATGGTTCTGGTAACACAGCTATGTACGCTATCAGAGATGAAATACAAGATTTTAGTAAATTACCTTTCTATGGAAAGAAAGATGTAATTATAAAAGTAACTGGTGAAGAAGGAGATACATTATCAGATTACTATGTTAAATTTACAGGTAAGTCTGGTGTATGGAATGAAACTATAGCACCTGCTACTTCTGTAGGTGTAACTAATTCTACAATGCCACATGCATTGATTAACAATAATAATGGTACATTTACTTTTAAAGAATTAGATTGGACAGATAGAGTATGTGGAGATAGTGAAACAAATGCTAACCCTACTTTTGTAGGAAAGAAAATAAATAACCTTACATTTTACAAAAACAGATTAGGTATTATGTCTGGTGAAAATTTAGTATTAACAGAAAATGCTTCTTTCTTTAATTTCTTTGCAACAACATCTACACAAGTTTTAGATACTGACCCTATTGATATAGCGGCTTCAGGTACACAAGTTAATACACTTAAAAACTCTGTAGGATTTAACGAAAGTTTATTGTTATTTTCTGATACAGCACAATACAAATTAGATAGTTCAGGTGAAAGTATATCACCAACAACAGCTATACTTAATGAAGTATCTTCATTTGAACATGATGATAAAGTAACACCAGTTTCAGCAGGTAAGTTTGCTTACTTTGCACAAGCTAGAACAAACAACACAGCAATAAGAGAATACTTTGCTGATGATGATACATTAACAAATGATGGTTTAGATATAAGTGTATCAGTACAAAATTTAATACCATCTAATTGTTATAAAATTGTAAGTAATACAACAGAAGACACTCTAGTATTTCTTTCGTCTGATGCCGCAGATACACAAACTGCACCATATTCAGGTACAGCTTCAGCAACAAATGCTAGTACAATGATTATCTATAAGTATTTCTTTGATGGTGGTGAGAAAGTGCAAAACGCTTGGTCTAAATGGACATTTACAGGTGTTAAAATTATAGGTGTAATGTCTTTAGAAAGTTACCTTTATGTATTAGCTTCTGAAGGTACTACTACAAAATTATTTAAAATAGATTTAAGAAATTTAAAAGATACTACTATAGGTCATGGAGTTTATCTTGACCTTAAAACTTCAGTTACAGGAACGTATAGTGCCACAACAGATTTAACTACGTTTACCTCACCTTATGGTGCAAAGACTGGATTATTAGCTGTAGATAGAACAAATGGTAATGACTACACAGCTACAAACACAGGTGGTTCTACTTATACAATAAAAGGTAATCACACTTCGTTATACATTGGTGTACCTTATGAAAGTAAATACAGATTATCTACTCCTTATGTCAGAGAAAATACTGGTAGAGGTTTAGTAGCTGTTACTACAGGTAGATACCAAATTAGAAATATATTATTTAATTTTGAAAACAGTGGGTTCTTTCAGGTAGAAGTAACTCCTACTAACAGAGCTAAATCAACTTCAATAATGAATGGATATGTTATTGGTACAGCTTCATCTATTGTTGGACAACCTGCTATAGCTTCAGGAACATTAAGAGTTCCAGTACAAGCACAAAACACAGAATTTGTATGTGATATTATATCTTCATCACACTTACCTATGTATATCGCAGGTGCAGAAGTTGAAGGCTATTATCATAACAGAGCAAATAGGATTTAATGATTAAAGAGAATTATGTACGTCCTGCTATATTAGCGGACACTTTGGAATTAGCACCTAGAGTAAGAATAGGTGATAGAAAAGAAATTATGGCTTCAGATGGGGTAACTCCATTGGAAGCATTGGTCTTACCATTTACAGAAGAGAAAGCTCAAATTTATTCTATAATAGGAACTAAA